TGTTTCTTATAAATATAAAAACTGAATCAATTAAATCATTTTTTCGAAATTTAAAATTACTTTTTCTTTTTACGATCTGGACGCTGAGTTAATACAGAACCGGCAACGCTTTTCGCTGCCTTAGAGTATCTTCTGTCACGAAGAATTTTAGCGGCTATTTTAGCAACCCTTTTTGAACTTTTTTCATTTTTTGACATAGTTATCCTCTGATTTTAGATTGATTATTGATTACTTGTATGGTATGAATAAAATTCTTTTTAAGTAATACACCTTCCTTAAGCCATTCATATTAAAAAAATTAAGGGTGTGAGGATTTTTCTTGACAGTTAAAAACAGAGGGGTTAAATTGTGGTTGTCGATACACAATATAACTCCCTGAATTTCGGAGTCTTGCAAGTCTCAGTAATTGGTCACCAGCCACATTATTGGGACTTTTTGCATTGCATCCTCTTAAATTTTAAAGAACCACATCTAAATACAAAAAAATTTTTTTTTAAGCAATCTCCTAAATTAGAATAAAGAAAATAAGTCTATTAGTTTATCATTCCTTTGTGTGAAATATATTAAATAATAAATAGAAGAAAATATTGTTTTTTTATTTAATTTTATTAAAGGGAATGTCAGTGAGGTTTCAAATTTTATGATTGAGTTATTGGTTTCTTTGGTAGCATCTATTTAAATATTAATTAGTGGTAGCTTTGAACATTTCGATTATTTATTTACCCCAATTGATCAGCCGTTAAAGGGAGTTGATTGATTTATAACACTCCTATAACACACTGTACTTAAAATACAATAACTATATTGATTTTTGTAAAATAAATGTTAGATTGCAATTCAAAATTGACAACTAATTTTTCTTTTAAGCATAGGGTCGGTGGTTCGATCCCACCCGCGCTCACTATTTGTAAATCCTTGTAATTAAAAACTTTACAAGGATTTTTTATTTTAAAGGAAATTAGTAAAATTAAGAGTATAACACACTTTATAACACACTATTTCAATTTTCTCAGCTTTTTTGCAATAGCTTTTTTGACATCCGTTTTATTACTTGCCCCTTTCTTTATCATTAATGCAAGTTTTATTCTATCAAAATCACGGTCTTCTTCATCGGGGATAAATGATTCAAGCGTCATTTCGTCAAGATGTTCCCGAACACCGTTCAAATTCAATTTGATATAGTGCTTATCAGTGATTTTAGCATCTGAATGGTCTGCAAGTTTCTGAACTGTGAACACATCCATTTTAAGTACATTGATGAGGTAGGAAATAAAAGTTGATCGAATCTGTTTAAGAGTATATTCCTTATTGATAACCTTTGCAATTCTCAAGGTGTGCATTGCGCGAACCCAAAATCCAAGACTTTTAGTGTAGCTTAATTCAGAAGGATTGAACTGAGCGAATAATCGCCCGGAAGATTCTTTACTTATTTTCATTTCTTGTAACAATCTATTCAACTCTTTGTGGATAGGGAATAAATAATATTCTTTTTGCTTCCGTCGGCCAGTTTTAACATTCCTGATCTTTATTATCCCTTCCTTCAAGTCAATATCTTCTTTCATTTGCATAATAGCTGAACTTGGACGACATCCAGTTAATAACATGAAATAAATAATATGATAGTGATGTGGATAATCTTTATCAGCTTTAAAGTATTGAATTATTTTGAACATCTCCTCAGTAGGAATTGGGTCAGCTTCTGAATGTTCACCCCTAATTACTTCAATAACGTTTTTTATTATTAAATCATGCTCAATGAAAAAATTCCACAGAGCTCTAAGCGTCCTTGTATAAATTGATCTTGAATTTTGATTAACTCCTTCTGGTCCGTTCTCTAATTTTTTGTGACACTTAGAACAAGAACGAATATTTTTATAAAGGATTGTTTTGCAATGTGGACATTTATATTCAAATAGAAATAATAGTTTCCGGTAATCATCAGTTGAGTATTGATCAATATATTTGTCCTTGGCTGCTAAAATCATTTTGGCAACAGCCATCTCATAATTCTTAATTGTACGAGGTCTTAAAGCATTAGGATCACCAACAACACTCTTCTCTTTCTTGAAGAATTCTAAGCCCTGGCTCAGCAACATTCTTTTCTTAATTTTTATCCCGGTCTTTTCCAGTAAATCTCTTTGTACGAGCCCTGATGTAATTCTTTGGATTAATTCCTTGGTTGCTTCATTTCCGAATATCTTGGGTTTATTCTGAGGGTTCGCCCCTTTTCGAATCCACTCGATGATTTTTTTCTTATCAGATGGAGTTATCTCAATTTTTGAATTAATGGATTTTCTACGGCGCGCAGGATCACTTTCGAACTTGTCATAAATCCGGATCCAATAGAAAGGACTATTTTTTTGTATGTATAATGAAGGCATAATTATGACCTTAAGATAGTTCCCAAACCATGATTTCGATTATTCTACGGAGTAACAATTCCTTCTTTTTGGGTTCAATTTTAAATCTCCAACGAAATTCCTTCTGATTATAACTGTACTTTTTCCAACCATCCATTTCTTTTAAAAAAATATTTATCCAATCATTCTTATTAGTAAAACCAAGGATTAATTCTGAAGTATAAAAATGACTTTTGAAGAACAGTTTAATTCTATATTTGAATTGTGCTTCTAACAATAATAAAGTCAATTCATCAATATGTTCTGAAATCTTTGTAGTAGTTAGTTTTAAATACAAATGATAACACAGTTTTCGAGAATCCCTTCCTATGTAAGTTTTATTTCTCTCCTGAAAATCAGGACAATTACATTTTAACTGGAAGGGATTCTGTTTGAATTCCTTATAGTAGTAAGTCCTGTTAGTCCACTCTGGCAACTTTGGGATTTGATGAATGTACCATTTTTCAGCAGTTCGCCCCCCTTTTTCTTTATGCTTATAATAAGCTTTTTCTAATTCTCGGAGGTCGCCATAGACTTCTATTCCATTAATGATTTCTTTTTTTGTCATTCGTATGAAAGTAAATCCAGTAAGCAATAAACAAAAAAAATAAAAACTCGATTGCATGTACTTCTGGAGTATCCGGGAAAATACTTGTTTGTAGTATTACTAATTTCATTATTCAAAAATCTCTACCTGATCATCAGGAGTTGATTCTTTTTTTGAAGCTTCCTTAAATGTAGTTTTCTTGTATAGACCAACAGGAAGATTAATTTCTTTTCCTTCCAATAAATCATCAACAGTTAATATCTGTATCTTATCAATTCTGTTTCCAAAATGCTTTTCATCAAAGTATCCTTGTTGTTTTGCTTCTTTAAGCATTGGTTGAGTAACCTGCTCTTTAAAACATACAAACACACCAAGATCAGATTTTCTTTTATTGACAACTTGAATAAACTCACGTACATTTTTCACATTAACGTTTCCTGATTTCACTTCAATTAGGACGATTCCTTTTTCTTTTGTATCTGGCCTATCGAATGTGATATGTCCATCCCAGCCGCCATCTGCGGTTCTTTTAGGGTTGAGTACTCCTCCAAGCATTACTTCAACAATCCATTCCTGAAAACCGAATCGCCCATCCTTCGACAAAGCTAATTCATGAGCCGAAGCAATATCTCGGGGAAATCCAGAGATTTCAATTTCTTCTCTAAGTTTTTTTGCACGTGCCTGCGGAGCCGATTTTGTTAAACGATCAACAATCAATTTTATTGCAAGGTGGGAAATATCAACGCCTACCCATCCTCTATTTAATTTCTCGGCGACAGCAATCGATGTACCACAACCACAAAAGAAGTCAGCTACTAAATCCCCTTCGTTTGATGAAGCGTTTATTATTCTTTCTAACAGAGCTTCTGGTTTTTGAGTTGGGTATCCAAGTGACTCATTCCCCATAGAATTGATTAGGTCTATATCGTCCCAGAAATCTGATATAACGACACCTTTGTTCTGATCTAAATAATATTTTAACTGAGGAACCCCGTCTTTTTTCCTGGGGAAATCAACGAGACCTTTCTGAACATATAGTTCTAACTTGTCGTGTGTAGTTAACCAGTGCATCCCCTCTTTTCCTCTTGTATTTGGGTCAAATCCACGCCACGGTCGACCAGTTTCTCCTTTTGTTTTACCAGAAGCCATAAGTGGTACGAGTCTGAATTTACCTCTTTCATCAATTTGAGAGTATTTTTTTAATAATGTATGATCGTGTTTACCATACTGCAAATTAAATTTATAGCTATCACTTTTAGCATAAGCCAAGATTACATCATGCGCTTTTCTAAATATTTTTTTAATTGAAGATGTTCTACCACTACGTTTCCAGGCAATTTCGTTAATGAAAAGCTTTTCGCCAAAGATCATATCACACATTAGTTTTAAATAATGACTCATAGTTGGGTCACAGTGCAAATAAAAACTACCAGTATTCTTCAAAACTTTGTGCATAAAAAATATTCTGATTGCCATTGTCGTGAGGTATGAAACAGCACTCTGGGAGATATTAACTTCATCTAAAGTTTTCAACAGTTTATAAAGATCAAGATCAAGATCCTTAATCTCCTCTAGTGTATCGAGGTAAGAAACATTGCTCCAGGTATCAGCAAAGGCCTCTTTCTGTGCTTTAACATCCTTAAGATCGATATCCTCGAAGAGAATATTGTAATCTCTCTTAGAATTAAAGGGGGGATCAATATAAATTAAATCAATGAATCCTTCTGGATGGGCTTTGTTTAAATCCTTTAAAACATCTAAGCAATCACCAAAGTAAAGTTTTTTCATAATAATGAATTATTTTATTTGATGTCTACGTTTAATCGACTTATTCAATACAATAAAGAAAAATGAAAATGCAGCAATTATTATTAAAGCCGCTAAGTATTTAATTATTGTATTTGGTTCTTCAGTTCTAAAGGTAACTGTCATCAACTTCTCAGACGATATTTTAGAAAGAGGAAAGCTCCAATATATTGTACTATTCGCATGATTAACCGAGTCAGCATTAGAACTAATGATTTTTCCGGGTAAAGTCAATTCATACTTCCATGTATAATTACCAAACATCATTTCCATCATGTTCTTTGATAATTCGTCTGCAATTGTATCCTGATTAGTTTTGTTGCCGAATATTTTTCGAGAGAAGGTAATTTCACCTTTGTTATTTTCATTTATTGATATGAACCCAATCATACCACGTTGAGTCGAATCTGTTGTGCTTTTCATTAATGCTTGAATGCTATCAAAACCTACTTTTATTTCAATCCATCTGTTGCCAGACTCAGAATATGAACGACTGCTTATAAATCGAATTCCCTCTTTGTTCGAATAATTCTCCTTAAGTTTATCCTCGTCAAACTCTTTCATATCTCCGCTTTTCCCGCCCATATTAAATAATTGTTCACTAATTCCTACATTAAATGAGAGCTCTCCGGAGAGATCTGGATTTAGTTTCATCTTCTCTTTGTAATCAAGGCAGCCAAATAATAAAATAGAAAGAGTAAGCAGTGATAAGCTGATTTTAATTTTTTTCATCTAACCCTCCAAAGATTATCTTCTTTTAGATGCTCTAATTACAACCGGTACTTTCCAGAGTGTGATTTTTTGTTTTTTCGAATTAAGAATGATTGGTTGAACAGCAGTATTGTAACTGTTAAGGACTATTATTTCGGGATTGTCTTTATCAATTGCCAGAACTTTCAAAGCCCCTTTCGTATCATCCCACCGTGCAGCAACCCAATCTCCATCGCTTGGTTTATCATCAAAGGAAATAATTGCCAAATCACCGGGACCAACAAGAGGCATCATTGAATATCCAAATTCATTATCAATTCTTAAAACACCATGTTTGCGCGGATCAAGCTCAAAATCGAAATACTCAAAAAATCCTTCATATTGCCTTATTTCAGATATACCTGCTGGTATTTCTCCAAGGATAGGGAATGAAAGCGATGGGGGTATGTGATTTTTTTCAGCTTCATCAATTGGGACTAAATTATATGGATTGCTCGTTTTCCCTGTCAAGAGCCAATTAATGTCGCAACCGAGTTCATTCAACTTCGAAAGCGACTCTCCACCGAGAACGTTATCCCCCTTGAAGTACGCCGTGAAATACGTTTCATGCTTGCCCATTTTGCGGGAAAATTCAGCTAATGAAGAAAATTTTTTTAGTGCAAATTCTTTTAATCTTAAGCCAATTTCACGTTTTTTGTTAATCATAGAAAGATATTATTATTTTGTTCTTGACAGCATAGAAAGATTTTGCTATATTCACTTTTGAAATTATAAACAACTTGGTTATTAAATATGAACACAATGTCAACAACGCTAAATAATTTCCAACTTACACAATTCACAAGAAAGAAACAACAACCGGACGATGAAGAAAGAGCCAAAATAAGATATCGTTTGTATCAATTCTCTAACATAAACAGAATTGCAAAAGTATTTAAACGAACTCCACAGCAAATACAACAAGCTTTTCAAGGGAAACAACCTTCTTTAATGAATAAAATCGTCTCTTACATTGAGAAGCGTGAAAAGCAAATCAGTTTAAGAACACCAATTCGCAAAACGGTGAAAGCATGACTTTGATCAATACTTTTTTCCTTATGCCAAGTTTGTATTTACCTAAAGCAATCAAGAATGTTAATTCTTCAGCTTCCAACGATACCTCAATTTATTCTGAAATAAATTTATTCATGAACCATCTTAAAAAACTTGAGATATGAACACTAAAAATTCCATCTGCACTGAAAAATTCGATATGCTGAATGATGATCAGAGATTTATTAATGAGATACTCGACAAGCACGGTTTAGAAATAACCTGGCTATCAGAAAAACTGCACATGGATTATGAAACAGTGAGGTACCAACTAAGACAGGCAAAGAACTATCGTCAAGATTTTCACGCGATAGTTGTGGAGCTTTTAAAGAAGGAAGGTTTGATTACCAGCAATAAAGAAATATGCGACAAATTGAAAGATGACTTGATTGAGTTTTCAACCGTATTAACCGGGACTGTATCAATAATCGCAAAAAGTGTTAAAGATAAAATTAAAGATCGACACTTGACCGATGATGAAAAACGGATACTCAAGGATCAGCTTAGGAATCAATTAAACAGAGTTACAGACCAATTCAACGATTTACTTATTTCAATTGATCTCAGATGAATAGGAACAAAAAATATATCGATTTAACAAGCCAAAAATTTGGAAGATTATTGGTAATCGCATTTAGCCGTATTGATAAAAATAGACAAGCATTATGGTTTTGCAAATGCAATTGTGGGAAGATAAAAGAAATTAGAGCTAACTCATTAAGGGGAAATTTAACGAAATCTTGCGGTTGTCTGCACGATGAAATAACAAAGAAAGTTGGTCATAATAATAGTTCTCATGGACATACAAAAAATCATATCACATCAAAAACTTTTAATTCTTATGCTGCGATGTTACAGCGTTGTTACTACGTTAAGAATAACCGCTATATGCTTTACGGTGGACGTGGTATTAAAGTTTGTGATAAATGGCTTGGTGCAAAAGGATTCCAAAATTTTCTTACAGATATGGGAGAGAGGCCGGAAGGAAAAACACTTGATCGTATTAATGTAAACGGTAATTATGAACCCGGTAATTGTAGATGGAGCACAGCAAAAGAGCAAGCTAATAACAGAAGATCAAATCAACAATTACTATCGATCTAAAATGAAAAAACCAAACTTGATAACACAATCGGACTTATGGGATTACTTAGATCAACTGCACAAGAAATTTTCTGAAGTACTTGAGGCAAAGAATTTGGAAGGGACTTTACTACTGAATGAAATCGTCGAGGATTTACGATGTAATTATGATTGGCTCATCAAACAAATTAAAGAAGGGAACCTAAAAGCATATTTCTTAAAAGATACGGATAGAAAAAGGGGAGGATGGAGAGTAGAAAAAAAGGATTATAAAGAATTCAAGAAACAACTCCAATTCGATCCGACTCGCGAAGAATATGTTTTTATACGACCAGTAGAAAGCATTGTTAAAGAATTTCAATTGGAAAGAGGACTAACCAATAAAAATAATTCGAAAAGAAAGATGAGGAATTCATGCTTGAGTCAATAACAGAATTTCTTACAGGTATAGACTTTGGGTGGTGGATCTTAATTGCACTGATATTCTTCATCTTGATCTTTGGTCCAATTGCATATCAGATATTAAAAGAACAATTCAAGGATATGATATGATTGAAAATAGTTTAGTCAAAATTATACTCTCACTGCTATTACTCATTGCATTTACATTGTTTGGATTACAGATAACCAAAAAAGAAAAGAAGGAGAATAAATAATGGGATTTGCGAATCTCGATGTCAGTCGTCATCCGGGTTTTTTATCAGCACAAAGATATTATGAAAACATGGAGCCGTCAGATGTGCCGGTAAAAGAGAAAACTTTAAGAGAAAAAATTGATTGTACATCTCTTTCAAAATTGGCAACGATAAAAAAAATCTTACTAAAAAGATTAGAATATGAAAACGTGAATTATCTATTAGAATGCGTGGAAGATGCTTGTAATGATAAAAACAAATGGAATGATTTTCTCAAAGAGGAAATTGAACCAATTCTTTCTTATAAATAAAGAACCGGCGACCGCAAAGCGATCAACCGGCTCAATTGTACAACGTGACAGTTCAAAGATATGGAGTAGACATGACTTTTTCAACCTACAAACTAAACGCCCACCAGTTTTTGATTTATATTGAAGATGGAAGGGTAAAGCATCAAGTTACAGCTGATAAATGCACAATAGGAACAATAGCAATTTGCTATGCATACGCTATCGGCTACAGAGTCAAAAAAATAATCAAATCATTAATCAGGATTTTAACATGACAAGACATGGGATGAGTAAGACAAAATTTTATGGTGTTTGGAAATCAATGCGTAAAAGATGCTTCTACGAGAAAGGGATTGCATATCAAAATTATGGCGGGAGAGGGATCACTATTTGTAAAAGTTGGTTCGATAGTTTTGAAAATTTTTATGCTGACATGTTTCCAAGTTATAAGCCAGGACTTTCGCTTGATAGAATCAATAATGATGGTAATTATGAACCTTCGAATTGTAGGTGGGTTGATGCAAAACAACAAGTCAATAATAGAAGAATCACATATAATGCTAAGGGTTACCAATATATAAAAGGTAAATATAGAGTCAGAATTAAAATCGGGAACAGAACAATTCATGTTGGAATGTTTGGAAACAAAGAAATTGCAAAACAAAAATATATAGAAGCGAAAAAACAATATTCAATCGCTTCAATTAATTAGTTCCAATAAACTAAATGGAGGACAACGTGACACTGCCAAAACTCACTGAAATTGATGTTCTAAATACCGATATCAAAACGGTATTGGAGAACGATCCGAATTATCTCGAACTGATCGAGAGCATTGACAAAGCTCTCGAAGAAAGTTCCATGATCGTAGTTGTAACAGAATCAGATGTTGCAGTTGCAGCCAATTTCATTTCGAATTTCAAAAAGATTGAAAAACGAATTGAATCATACCGGAAGGAACTCGTTCAGCCACTTATGGAAAAGAAAGCTGATATAGATTCCTTTTTCAAAGAAATCCCTAACCGATTTAATAATGAATTAAAACGATTGAACAAAGAGGTTCTGGATTTTAAAATTAAGCTACAAGATGAAGCGCGCAAAAAAGCAATTGAAGAAAGAAAACGGCTTGAAGAAGAAGCTCTTCAGAGTGCAATCAAGGAAGGTCGTGATGAACCGGCGATTATTCCTGAAATAATTCCTCAGACAAAGAAAATCTCCGAAATGAATGCTGCAAAAGTTCATACACGGAAAACAAAAACTATTACAATCATAAATGAAGCTCTAATACCCCGCGAATACCTGATGCCGGATGAACAAAAAATACGTGCTGAAAGAATGAAGTATGAAGCATGTAATGAGGATGGTAGTCTGGTAAAATCGACTATCCCTGGTGTAGAGTTCACTTTTAATGAATCAGTGGTGTGAGGTGAATTATGAAATATGAAGAAATGAAAGAACGCACTCGAAAAATTGAATCGTTGAAAACTGAACTCGAACGATTAGAGAAAATAAAAAGAATGACAGGTTTTTCAACCGTAAGAATCAGTGTCCCCGGCAACCGAGATGAAGTTAGTATCCAATATTCAACATTCAATGACCTCATCCCACTTTCTATGATTCAAGCATTTGCAACAAAAAAAGCAATCGAAATTGAAGAAGAAATCAAAGAGTTAGAGAAATGAATTCGGATAATACTACATATCTCCGCCCAACAGGGATCAATACCTTTCTGGATTGTTCGGCAAAGTATCTCTTCCAGGAAATTGAGAGGATTGAAACGCCGAACAAATCCTATCTCGCTTTTGGATCCTCAATTCATAAAACGCTTGAAGCAAACTTTGCTCAGAAGATCGATACAAAAACTGATTTACCAATTGATGAAGCAAAAGAAATTTTCTCAGAAGTTTTTGAGGATGAATTCAGAAAAGTAGACAGGATGGATCTTGAAGAAGAAAAACCCGGGACGATGAAAGATCAAGGAGTTAAACTAATTCAAAAATATCAGCAAGAAATTGCTCCAAGGATTATCCCGGTAGCTGTTGAGCAAAGAATAAAGGTAACATTCAAAGGGTACGATTATGGATTGGCCGGAACGATAGATCTCTATGATGCTGATTCAGTAATTATTGATCATAAAACTACTTCAAAAAAAATTAACGGAAATATCCCGGAAGGTTATAAAAGACAGCTTTCGGGATATGCATTGTTAGAAGAAGCAACCGGAAGGAAAGTTAATGGGGCACGAATAGATTATTTCAAACGAGATTCAACTGAAATAAGACATTTAACTGTGCCGATTGACAAAGAGCATTTCCTTTCGATGTTTCAAAGTATTGGCGATGCCATTAAAAAAGGTGTCTTTATTCCAAACCGCAATTCGTTCCTATGTTCAAAACGCTACTGCAAATTTTATGCAGAGTGCGAAAAGAAATTTGGTGGAACAGTAAAAAATTAAAGGAGATAAAACTTATGAGTAATAATGTCGAAGTATTAGACGTACATGAAATAAACAGCAATCCAACTGATCTCATTCAATCACACGGATTGATGCAGGTTAAAGCCCAGTATACAACTGCAATCCAGGTGGTAAAGAAAAGAGATCTCAATCAAGTCATTGCATCTGTAGAGAATGAAGCTGCAATTGCAGGTGAAGAATTCTTCTACAACTATCCACAAGGTGGAAATAGAATTGAGGGAATTGCAATAGGTGGTGCACTGATCATTGCCCGGGTGTTTGGTAATTGCGCAATAAATACCAGACCGATTGAGTATGCAGACAAGTACATAGTTCATGCAGATTTCATTGACTTTGAGACCGGTTTCAATCTTACAAGATCCTATATGGGAAAGAAGAAAACTCTTAAGAATAAATCTGGAAAGGCAATATATGAGCCAGAGCGCAACGATGAAATCGTTTATCAGATTATCACTTCGAAAGCAATTCGGAATGTAGTTTCCAATGGTGTCCCTAAATATCTCATAACTAAAGGGATCGCCGCTGCAAAATCTAATATCCGGAAAAAACTCGAGCAAATGGGAAAAGAAAAAGCGGTTACAATTATTCTAAAACGAGCCGGGGAAGCCAAGATTCCAGTTGATAGAGTAGAAGAAAACTTTGGGAAAAAGGATTCATGGGATATTGATAAGATGATAATGGTGATCGGTGCAATTAGAATGGTTGAGGAAGGATATGGAACCATTAACGATGCATTCCCGAAAGGTGGATTACCTGAAACAGAGGAACCGGAAGATCAGAAAAATGAACAATCTCCCGAACAATCGAAAGCAGAAAGTAAAACCCCGGAAGTTCAATCAGTACAAACAGATGAAAAGAAGAAGCCCGAACCAATTGCTCTAACACCTGAGGATTGGGAAAATCCTATTAAGGTAATTGCAAAGATCGAATCGATAACCGATCCAAAAGAGCTCGCTTCATTTAAGAAGGAGAATAAAAACAAACTACAGGCATTCTCCGGAAAAGATCATGATGCAATTCAAGGTGCATTAACAACACAAGAACAAAAAATTAAGAACGGTCATTGACCGTAGTTACCCCTAATCGGTGAAAGCTATTAGGCAGTATCAATGCCTTCTAAAGTGAGTAACCGGTTTAATTAACGTAAGAGGTGAAACGTGAGACGTGAAAAGAAATTGTTTTATATCTGTGATTTGAAGGAGCGAGGGCTTAATGGCTAAAAGATTGACTGACACTGATAAGTGGTTAAAAATATGGTTCCGAAAACTTTCACCAATAAAAAAATGCTTTTGGGATTACATTACAGATAATTGTGATCATGCCGGTATATGGGAAGTAGATTTTGAAACTGCTGGACATTTTATCGGTGGTGAAATTAATTCGGATGAAATTAAAGAAGCATTTGCAAAACAGATAATAGAATTTGCCGATGGGAAAAGATGGTACATTAAAGACTTCATTGAGTTCCAATACAGCTGCACAATTAATGAATTGAACCCTAAAAATAAACTTCATGCCTCAGTTATTAAATTACTTCAAAAACATAATATTTATGAATTAGTTGAAGGGGTTAACAAGGGGTTATCGAGCCCCTTGCAAGGGGTTAAGGATAGGAATAAGAATATTAATAAGAATAAGGATAAGGATAAAGAAAAAGAAGGGGGTGTGGGGGAAACCAAACCGCCGGAAGAATCTGAAGAACCGGTTAAGACCGAATATTTTGAAGCACATTTCCATCAATGCCTACCAGTCGAATTTTTAGAAACATGGAGAAAATATATTAATCATCAAACAGAAGCCGGTGTTAAAATAAACCGGCATAATGTTATGAGTCACCTTAAAGCATTCAAGGAATGTTACCAGAACGGAATTTCTCCGCCTGAATTATTGGAAGCATTTCAGCAGTCAAGTCACAAAGGATTGTATTGGATCAGTAAAAATTTAATAAAGGAAAAAGAAGATGGGAAAAATAACTCAGATAGCAGAAGCACTAAACAAAGTGGTAGCAGATATAGGAAACCCGTCGGAGAATTTGACATCACCGGAGATAACGAATATCACTATGAAACCTTTAAGCAGAAGTAATTTAATCGGATTACCAAAATTATTTACTGAAAAAGGATTCAATAATTTTGATTGTAAAAATGATTTCTTAAAAAACACAGTTGAGTTCTGCAAATTATTTTATCAAAGCAAAACTGAAAAGCAAAGTCTTGTAATGTGTGGGAACGTTGGTAATGGTAAAACACACCTTGCAATTGCTATCCTAAAAAATCTCATTGAATTACCTTCGAACATGCATGGGATCAGAAAGCAGAATGCACTTTTTATTGTAGCAGACGAATTTTTTATGAGACTTAATGATGCTGCTTATGAGAAAAAGAGCAAGCTTGATTTGATCAAGGGATGGTTAAGTAATGATGTAGTTTGTTTAGATGATCTTGGTACTTACAACATGACAAGTGCTAAGATTGAAAATTTATATACGTTTATAAACCATGCCTATCTTGAAAACAAACGGATAATTATCACTACAAATTTTGCCATGAAAGAATTTGACCAATATGATAAACGGATTGGTTCACGTTTATCTGAAATGGCTCATATAATTGCATTTCAAGAACCGGATTTTAGAAAATTAAAATAAAAGGAGTTACAACATGATACTACAAACAGAATTAAAATTATACTTGCCGATTCCATTGACCGAGAAGCAGAAAGCTGAACTTGGGGAAAGAATGAGTAAGGTAGAATTACAAATTAACAGTCTCGAATCTCAAAAGAAAAATACTGTGGCTGCATTTACGGATGAAATTAAAGAACTCGAAGCAGAGCTGTATGGATTGGCCAAGAAATTTGAAAACAATACCGATCAAGTTGAGGTTGATTGTCGGGTTGAGTTTAATACTCCTGAGCGTGGAAAGAAAACAATAATACGATTAGATGATAATTCGATCGCTCGTGTTGAAGATATGAGCGAATATGAAATCAAAGCAATTGAGCAACCGGATTTATTTGATCAGCACAATGAAAATTATACTCTAAATATTCATGCTCACTTTGGGGTTGAAGTTGATCGGATTTTTAACCAGGATGATATGAAAGAAAATATTTTCATAGTGAATCATCTTTCTGATTTATCCGATCATGGTGTCGATCCTGAGGGGATAACCGGTGCTGATAAATTACTGAATTGTTTGGCCATAAAATTAAATAAGGAACAAGTCGATTCATTTCCTGAAGATATAGAATACTGCTTCATAGCTGAAGGGGAAACCGAGGAAGAACCAGCTTGGTATTTCTTTAAGAACATAAATCCGGATGAAGAAACCGAAGAAGCCAATTCTGATTACCAGATCCCGGAGAATGAGAATGCCTCTTGATAGAATATCTGATTGCCGGTTTGCAAGTGATAAGGATCTGGCACAAAGAACTGCTCGCGAACAGTTGAAGTTCATCCTGGCCAATAAAGAAAAACTATTGAGAGCTAAGAACTGTAGGAAATATTTAACTGTTGCAATTTCCTTTGATCAAATAAAAGAAGGTCTTACACCCAATCAACTCTCTTATGTCGATAGCATTTATGAAATGACGATGGGAGGTGCCGGGTACGAGTCATTCAAACCAACTTATAAACCAAATAAAAGAACGTTTTTGAGATATGGAAAACAATCTAAATAAAGAAAAAGTCTGGTTTCATCTTCTAAACTTTAGTAAAGGGAAAGGGAAGTATCTCAATTCAGCATACTTCCAAAGAAACCTGGTGCGAGATATTGATTTGAAGTCTTCAGAAGGGAAAGAGGAACTGAAAAAAACTCAGAGAATCCTTGCTGATATTATTGAAGAACTAATAAACGACCTTAAGATATTGCAAAGTGAACACAGGATAGTAAGCTCGAATGCGGGTTACAAGATTGCTGCTGATCCCGAGGAATTGGAAGAGGGTTGGAATTACCTGTATTCGAAAGTTGATGAAGTACTAAAAAGAATTAATTGGCTGAAAGATGGATATAAACAGATGGTCCGAAAGAACCAGAAAGCTGATAAAGTTACCGAAGATATGTTCGCTCAAAAAATTGAGGTTTGATATGAAACTAACAAAAGCTGAAAGGATAGCAAAGAAATATTTAGACCTACTCGCTCCATTTTGTGAGCGGATAGAGATTGCCGGAAGTGTTCGAAGGAAGAAACAGGAAGTAAAGGACATAGAAATAGTATGTATTCCCATGCAAGAGATTGTCCTTGAAAATTCTGATGATTTTTTTGATGAATCTAAACACGTTTACCAAGTTCACCATGAGTTTATAAATGAAGTTAATAAGTTAGAAAAAATAAAAGGTGAACCAACCGGGAAGTACACTCAGAGGATTTTGCCAGAAGGAATCAATCTCGATTTATTCATGGCCACAAAAGACAACTGGGGATATATCCTTGCAATCCGTATTGGTCCGGACGGTTACAGCAAATATTTAGCCGACACCTGGGTCAGGCAGGGTTACAAGGGTGTTGATGGAATGCTCACAAAGAATGGCAAACCCATTCCGGTACTTGAGGAGAAAGATTTATTCTTCCTTCTTGGTTTGGAATACGTTGAACCTGAATTCAGAATGAACTTAAGGCAAAATTGATGTGGTATCCAGCTAAGAAAATAAGTCCCGGTGATAGGTTTGGAAGATTAACCATTATTACAGAAACAGCTAATCACAGAACTCTTAGTGGAATGTTTAGAATTAAATAAACAAATAATAGAAGGAGGAAATGAAATGTTATTTAAAATGTTAAGTATCCCTATTGCACTGATAAAGGATGTCGTAACCCTTGGAGGTGCAGTTAATGATGCCCAATACTCAAATGGGAACAGAACATATACAGGAAAAGTATTTCATGAAATAGGTCAAGAAATTAAACTGAAAGAGGATCTTAAAACACTTGAATCAATTTACAAAACTATAAAAAAATTGAATGGATAAATATCAAGAAAATAGAATAGCAACAGCATTAAAGATTGCCGGTTACAATTTCGAAAGGGAATATCGGTTTCATCCTATAAGGAAATGGAGATTTGATTTCGCTCTGCCAAATCAGAAAGTGGCGATCGAGTTCGAGGGCGGAATATTTATTCCAGGAACCGGACATAATCGTGGAATCCATTATCACCAAAATTGTGAAAAGTACAATGAAGCACTACTCCTGGGATGGAAAGTATTGAGATATACACCAAAACATTTATCGGTCAAAAATGGCGAATATAAAATAATTGAGGATTTACAAAAACTATTTTCATCACTTAATTAGAGAGATTAATGAACTTAAAAAACTACACAAGCACCGTCCCTGTTGAAAGGTCTATTATGCTAATCGAAAAACTACTTATTGATGCAGGTGCAATTAATATCAATAAAGCCGTGGACCCGGTTTCGCGGGAGGTTAGTGGAATTGTATTCCAGATTAATGTAGAGAATAAGCCGATTGTTTTTAAGCTGCCTTCGAAAACTGAACAATGTTTCAAAATGATGTGGAAAAATGTATCTCCAAGATCAGCCCACCGGGAAAGTGTAAAACAAAACACGATGGATCAAGCTAAAAGAACAGCCTGGAAACTACTTTATGATTGGGTTTCAATACAAGTAAGCATGATTCAGATACAGCAAGTTGAATTAATGGAAGTTTTTTTGCCTTACTGCTATGATGTAAGAAATGATCAGACTTTCTTTGAAAAGATGAAAGGGAACGGATTTTTACAGCTCACTGAAGGAAAAAGTAAGTAATCTTATTGTCGTGGAGTGTCGCTAAACTGAGCGTCCTAAACTTTTTAGGATGCTCTATCTAAATCGAATATTTATAATTCTATGTGAAATCATGGGCGAACTATTAGAAGATTTAATTGATGTGCTTATAAAGCATAAAGCCGTTGATGAAGTATCTCTTAGAAATTTCAGAGTAAGAAAACGGTACAATTATTTAAGAGAGAAAACAGGTCTTAGCGGAAAAGAAGCAAGAAAACAAATTGCCGATGAATTTAATATGGGTGAAAAAAATGTTGAACATATTCTTTATGGGAAAAGCAAATGAAACTATCTGATCTTAAAGAAGCGCCTTATAATCCTCGAGATATATCAGAAGAAGCATTAAAAGGATTATCTACTTCCATAGGTGAATTCGGTGATCTTTCCGGTATAGTATTTAATAAAAGAACCGGGAATCTGGTAGCAGGTCATCAAAGAATTAAAGCATTGAAAGAGAAATATGGTGATATCGATATTTCTTTTAGTGAAGATGGAAACGCTGCAGTTGTTACTTTGGATGGATATATTTTCCCAGTAAGGTTTGTTGACTGGTCAATCGAGAAAGAAAAGCTTGCAAATATTTCTGCAAATAATCCTAACATTCAAGGGGAATTTACCCCAGGTCTTCAATTAGTTGTTAGTGATCTAAAAATTTCTACTTCACCTGAATTACTATCGGGATTGAACATAGATCAGCTCGAAATAAAACCACTAAACCATGAAATCAATCTCGATGTAAATAGCACTGTTGAATTACCCAAAGCCGACTTAAATTTTACATTTGGCGAATATACTTTCAAAGTTCCTCGGGAAATTTATTTGGAGTGGATTGAAAAACTAAAAATGGATGTTGGATTTTCTGATCAGGATGTTCTTAAAGAAATTCAACGGAGATTACAGCTTGAATATTGAAATCTGTGATATAAATTCGATCCGCCCGTCAACTTATAATCCAAGAGAAACAGATCCTGATAGACTTGGACTTATTGAATTATCTCTTAGGAAATTTGGGTTCTTACTCCCTATCTACGCAGATAATAGTGGAGAAATATTAAGTGGGCACCAACGTCATTTAGTTGCACAGGCGATGGGTTCAAAAAGAGTACCGGTTGAAAGAGTCAAAGAGCTGGAATTACCAAAAAGAAAGGCAATTAATATTGTTTTTAATCGAGGGACAAATGATTTCAGAATGGCTGATGATACAAAAAATGTTACAAGTCAACTGAACACACGATCCTTAAATGAACTATTAAAAAACATTCCCGATGTTGAAATTGATAGTCAAGAATTCTTCCCATGCCTTAATATTAGGAAGTATGATATAAAAAAATTGTTGTATGCTAACCAGAGGAACTATAATCCTTATGCAAGGAATATTGCAAGAACACTTCATGCAGAGGGAATTATAATGCCAATTCTCATTAAACCTAACTTTGAGATTATAAATGGAATTGGGAGGCTGCATTTGTTAGCTGAGAAAAAATATGATTTTGTCGAATGTCTTGAGATCCCATTTGAGAAAGCAGAGGCTGCAGGTCTATTGCTCAATAAAATTACTATGGATTTTGATCTCCACAATAAATATCAAGATGTGCTGCGATATAATTCATTCCGGAGAGCGGTTTCCAATCGTCCTGGTCTTGGAAGAGGATTTTATGTAGCTCTGTTTGGGAATATTCCTACTAAAGATTTTCAATTAGAAGGCAACAATCTTAAAAAGTGGAAAATGTTTTATGGTTCAAGAGTCGTTGATTTTGGAGCCGGTCACTTAACTGATACAAGGTTACTTGAGAAAGCTGGAATTAATGTAACTCCATTTGAGCCTTACAAGATTAAATCAGGGACAAATGAAATTGATAAAGACGCAAGTAAAGAATTAACATTAAAATTTTTAGAGAAAATTGCTCATGGATTTCAATGGGATTCAATTTTTATTTCAAGTGTTCTAAATAGTGTACCTTTCTTTGATGATCGGAAAAAGATTATTCAAATAATTGCTGCGCTTTGTAATCCATATACAATGGTTTTTGGATGGACAATGAGCAATAAAACTAAGGAATGGGAAAATCCAGAAAGAGAATATTTATCGGAGAATGCTGCCAGGTCACTAAAATTTAGACTTCATTATGAAGATGGTATTATGTTGGGTGGTTTTAACGATAAGCCAAAAGTTCAGAAGTATCATTCCGTTGATGAAGCAATTTCACTTTTCAAAATCGGGTTTAGTAATGTACTTGTAAAACATATTTCAGATTCCATATCTATAATTGCCAAAGACCCGATTATTAATCCAGTGGAATTAAAGCAAGCGATTGAGTTTGAATTTGATTTACCATATCCAGATGGATCAAGGATGAACCTGGTCAAGGAAGCCAAAGAAGCATTTGTAAAAAGACTAAACCTTCAGGAGTTGTTAGATGAGTGAAATAATAACAATCGAAGAGCTTGAAAGTAAAGCTAAAAAAGTAATTGAATTAAAAAAGCTGTTTGATAAAACTTTTAATGGTAACTATGATGAGCATCTTAAAGATGAACATCTTAAACTGGTCGTAATGTCTGTCGTTTTTGATGCTTACAAAGATGGCTATAAAAAAGGATTAGAAACAGGAATCAATAAATGACCCAAATAGATAATACACAACCAAAAGGGAAGTGGGAATTCAACCAGGATGTTACAGAATGTTTTGAAGACATGCTGGAAAGGTCTATTCCGCAGTATGATGTAATGCGTGAAACAGTAACAGAACTTTCAAAACAGTTTGTTCAACATAAAACTGATATAGTAGATCTTGGTGCATCAAAGGGTGATGCAGTTGATCCTCTAATAAAATCTTTCGGTGCATATAATCATTTTATACTTGTTGAAAAATCGGTTCCGATGTGTGAAGCGTGCCGCAAAAAGTATCAAGGTCTAATTAATGTAAATGTTCTTGAAGTAAAGAACTCAGATCTACGAAATGACTTTCCAAGATGTAAAGCTTCAGTAATATTATCAATTCTGACTCTGATGTTTATCCCGGTTAATTACCGGCAGAGGATTTTAAAACAGATCTATGATTCATTAGTACCCGGCGGTGCTTTTTTAATCGTAGAAAAGGTAATCGGAAACACTGAGCGAATTGATGAATTGATGGTCAAGAACTATCATCAAAAGAAAATTAATAACGGTTATACAAAGGATTCGGTTGAAAGGAAAGCTCTAAGTCTGGAAGGTGTTCTGGTACCTCTTACTGCAGAATTCAATGAAATACTTTTTAGAAAAGCAGGTTTCAAATATTATGACTGCTTTTGGAGATGGATGAATTTTGCAGGTTGGGTATTGATTAAAGATTAATCATGGCCAAAGAGAAAAAACATACGATCAGGTTTTATCAAGCGGTCGATGCAGTAGTTTTAACTTTACTTGAGAATAGTAGATACCTCAAGAGAGAACGAAGTAAAGAATTAACCGCGATAGTAAAAGAACAACTTCAATGCACAGCACGAACTGCACAAAGATATATTCATGAAGCTCGAAAAGAAATTAAAAAAATTGGAAGTGAAAAAAGAGAAGCAGCATTTATTAGAGAGGTCAGGGATAGAGAATACTTAATTGCGAAGACTAAATATGGAAAAGAAAAAGATTACAAACTTGCCTTAGAAATAATGAAAGACCGAGCGAAATTGTTTGGTCTATATGTAGAGAAGGTTGAGCATTCTGGAAAGATAGCACTTGAGAGAATTGATTTTCATAAACTAAACAAAGAGCAACTTAGAAAAATTGCTCAAACAAAAACAGAAGAAGAATTAATCACATTGCTTAATGAATTTAATATTACCACAAGTTAGAGCTAAAGCGCTGCTCAAATTGTACGAGATAGAAGAAAACGAACGATCAAATTATGATACTTTGCGAGCAGTTTATCAGAAGAATCCACTCGATTATTTTGTTGATCGTTTTGGGATTAAACGCGAATCAATTGACTGGTCGCTTCTTAATGAATATACTGATCATAAGTGGGACGGGACACCCAATCCTCTAAAAACAATTCTTGACTGTTTAGTAACTAATAATCGAATTGGAGTTGAATCTGCAACGGGAACCGGCAAGACTTTTCTCGGTGCGCTAATTGTTTTTTGGTTTCTTGAAAATTATGAAAACTCAATTGTTGTTACAACAGCACCTAAACAAGATCAGCTGACACTGCATATATGGAAAGAAATAGGGAAGCTTTATAACAAATTCGGGAAAGGTCACTTAACAACTCTCAAGTTAAGAATGAATGAGGGACGTGATGACTGGGTCGCTGTTGGTTTTATTGCCGGTATTAAAGCTGATGAAGAATCCTCAACAAAAGCCCAAGGTTTCCATGCTGAACACATGTTGATAATTATGGAAGAAACTCCGGGTATTCCTCAACCGATAATGACAGCTTTTCTTAACACTTGTACAGCCCCTCATAATATCATTTTGGCTTTTGGTAATCCAGATCATCAAATGGATAACCTTCATAAATTTTGTACAACTCCCGGGACAAAACATATTCGAATCTCAGCTTTTGATCATCCGAATGTTGTATTGAACAATGCGAGTTTTATCCCAGGCGCTACAAGTAGGGCCGGTTTATCAGATATGCTTAATCGATATGGTAGCTCCGAAAGCCCGTTGTATTTATCCCGTGCAAGAGGAATGTCCCCAGGTCAAAGTTCAGATAGCTTAATCCAGATGCAATGGTGTATAGATTCGCGTGATGGAGTTAAAAGAACTGAGAAAGGAATTGAGCAATTAAATCGTGAAGAATTGATGAAAGGTGAAAGAGCTTTAGGTGTAGATGTGGCTAATAGTGAAAGCGGAGATAAAGCAGCAATAGCTGAGGGTGTAGGCGCTGTTTTGATTGACCTGAAAGATTTTCAATGTCCCGATGCAAATCAGTTAGGTAAAAGAGATATCTATTTACGAATGAAAGAGAAGAATATTAAACCAAGGATGGTTGGTGTTGACGGAATTGGTGTTGGCGCGGGGACTATAAATGCATTGAAAGAAATCGGAATAAGAGTTTCGAATATTATCAGTTCCGAAAAGCAGGTTCCTTTAACCGGGCAAACTGAAATTTTTGATAATCTTAGATCCCAAATGTATTGGCAGTTGAGAGAAGATCTTCGTAATAGTAGAATTATCCTATGCAATGATGAGGAATTATTCGCAGACTTAGTAACTCCCAGATGGGAAGTTCGTAACGGAAAAATCTGTGTTGAAAAAAAAGAAGAAATAAAAAAACGTCTTGGCCACTCTCCCAATAAAGGTGATGCAGTTGTGTATTGGAATTGGGTCAGGACATTAAGATTAAATACAAAATTTGAATTTGGAGGATAAAATGTACTTAACACAAACCGATCAAACCAACCTTATGCTGATGAATAACAATAATATAGGCGCAAGCGACATCATTGCCGATATTATCAAAGAAGATAAAAAGAGTACAGCTAAAGCAGAAATGACTGATGGAGAGGAATACTATAAAATAAACAATGCGATTCTTAAACATGAATTTAATAAGGTTGTTATTGACGGGACACCAATTATAAATCCTTTGATCTCAAATGATAAATTAGTTCATGCTTTTCATCATGTCCTGGTTAATCAAAAAATTGATTATATCTGCGGAAATCCAATCATAATCCAAACAGACGAACAAAAAAATTTGGCAAGGATTAACGAAGTCCTTGGAGATAGATTTGATCTTTTAATGAAGAAGTGGGGAACGAATGCCAGCAATAAAGGAAGTGAATTTCTACATCCATACATTGACAAAGATGGTAAATTCAGACTAACAGTAATTCCATCTCAACAAATTATTGAAATTTTTGATCAGCAATATCAAGAAGATAGAGTCGGAGTTATTCGATACTATTCAATTGAAGTTAAGAAAGACCGATTGTCACCCAAAAAAACGGTAAATAAAGTAGAATTATGGGATCATGAAAAAACTTTATTTCTTATTGAGGATGCCGGAAAATATGTTTTAGACCCAGATTACGAAGATAATCCACGGTATCATTTTTATGAGTATAACACCATTGCGCCAGAAGTTAAAACTGCCAGGAGCTGGGGGAAGATTCCTTTCATAAAGCTAAAGAATAATTCATTGGAAATGTCTGATCTTCGCTTATACAAAACATTAATTGATAATTATGACTTTAGTAGATCTCAATTCAGTAATAATCTAAAGGATATACAAGAATTATTTTGGGTTTTGTTTGGGGCAGAAGAAACGAATCTTGGTGAATTTGTTCGCAATTTGAAGACCTATAAAGCAATGAAGGTTCCTTTAGGTGCTGAAGTAGATAGCAAAAAAGGCGATATTCCTTTCGAGGCAAGAAAAGAACATGAAGATCAACTTTGGGAAGACATATTCTTTTTCGGTATGGGAATAAACTGGAAAAGCGATATGTTTAGAAATCCACCTTCTGGGATAGCTCTTAAAACACTTCTTATACCTCTTGATCTAAAAGCCAATGCAATGATACGAGAATGGACGCCGGCTTTAACTGAATTAATGTTTTTTGTCACTTATTATTTAAAATTATCTGAGAAAATTGATATTGATCCTAAAGAGATTACTTTCAAGTTTGATAAAACAGTGATAATTAATGAACTCGAGAAATCACAAATAGCACAGTCGAGTAAGGGAGTTATATCAGATGAAACCATTCTTGAAAATCATCCTTGGGTAAAGGATAAGCAGCTCGAGGTTGAAAGACTAAAAGCACAAAATGAAGATGTTGAAAATCTAGACAAGGTAAATGTTGGTGAAGAATGAATATTTCAGAAGTAAATAAAAAAATTGATCGGGTTTATAAGGAAATCGATCAGTTCCTCCGAAAGTCGAATAGCGATGCAAAGAGGAAACTCCTTCGACAATACAAAATAGCTCTCGAGGAAATTCGGAAAGAATTGTCGAATATTTATCAGAAGCATGCTGATGATATCGCTAATAAAAAATTCTCAATTGACCGGTTGGATAGTTTACGATCTCAGATAGCTGAGAGTATTGGTGAAATGAAAATGAAGGATGCTGAGGTTGTTAAACAAAATATTAAATCAGTTTTTTCACAAACATACTATGTTACCGGGAAAGGAATCGAATCAAGTATTGGAATGAAATTAGGTTTTTCATCATTGAGCAAATCAACAATTGAAGCTGCAATAAACAATCCCTATGATAAAATTGGTTGGGGCAATAGATCCGCTAAAAATATTTCCAGACTTATTCAACAAACAAGGGATGAAATTACCCAGGGAATAATTCAGGGGAAAAGTTATGCGCAGACATCTAAAATATTGTCGGATAAATTGAGTATCGGGGCATCAAAAGCTATTCGAATTGTAAGAACTGAATCCGGAAGAGCTGTCAGCCAGGCACGAAAAGAAGTATTCGAATCGATAAAAGATACTTCCAAGGAAACAGGTTTTGAAATAACAAGGGAATGGGTATCTGTATTTGATGATCGAACACGCAACTCGCACATGGAGATGGAAGGACAGCAAGCTGATGAAAATGATCAATTTACACTTCCAGATGGAACTAAAACGGATGGACCGAGATTAAGCGGTATTGCTGAGGAGGATATTAATTGCCGATGTACGGAGAGAATTGTTATCAAGAATACTATGGAAGTAAGGCTGTAAAAAAATAAATTATAATTCCTATCATAACCCCCCCCCTGATATATGCCAGATTTGTATCATAACCCTTGTGATACATTGTTTCCATTTCAATTCATGTCTATGGACCAACTTTTAATGTTGTATTGTACCTCAATTCCGAAAACTTGTTATCAAATAACATCCTAATCTTTTTAGGATGACAAGCTAAAAACCAATCTTTACATTTTCTACAAGAAAACACACAGCTTATTTGGTATTTCTGAGCGATATCAGAAAGACGGCACGCAGACACGACTGCGATAAAAAGTGTATCAGAAAATATAATCAAGGAGTATCAAATGGATTGGTTAAAACAAATTCTTGGTGAAGATCTTTACAATGAATTATTCCCGAAAGAAAAAACAGATCTTCTGAAAAAAGTAACTGACAAAGTCGGTACAAAAAAAATCATCGAAGATGATGGGAAGCTTATTCCTAAACATCGTTTTGATGAAATCAGCAACAAGCTGAATGATCCCGAAAACGGATTAAAAGCTGTTACCGATAAACTTACAAATCTTCAAAAGCAGTATGATGAATTGAAGACTCAGAAAGATACCGGGAAAACAGAAATTGAAAAGCAACTCGAAAAACTTACCAAAGAATTTGATGAACTCAAAACAACGAGTTCCGAGAAGGATAAATTATTATCCAGAGAAAAGAAAAACTCAGCTCTTACAACTGCATTAACCAATGCGAAAGCAAATCCTAAATATTTACCATTACTCAAAAAGGAAATCGATCTTGATAAGATCGAACTTGACGAGAACGGAGAAATAAAAGGGATTGCTGAGTTACTAAAACCAATTCAGGAGAATTTTAAGGATTTATTTGGCGAAGTCAAACTAAGTGGAACCGGTCCGCAACACCAAAACAATCAGCAGGACAATTTCACCGAAATGACAGCAGCTGAATATTACGCTTCTAAAGCATCGAAATAAAGTTTAATTAAGTCTGGAGAAAGAAATGCCAACATTAAAAGAATTATCAGTTCAATTTGCGAAGAAACAACCTAAGCAGGTTGATTTTGTAACTGAGAATAGCCCGATCTTAGCTATCATTCCTTTCGAGGAATCTTCGCATGCAATGCACAATGTTTACTCCGAAGTTAAGAGTGTTACAGGTGCCGGGTTTGTTGATTTAGATTCACCTCTGCCGAATGTTTCAGTTAATACAATCCTAAAACAGCTGTCACTTTCAGTGATGGGCGGTGAATTACAATTTGGCGAAGATGAAGCCCAATTAGTTGGTGGTAGAGATTCATTTGCTGCCAAAAAGACTCCGGCAATTTTAAGACAATCCGGGATGAATGCCGAGTATGCAATTCTTTATAACATGATCCGAGCCTGGGCAATTGCAAATGGCAAGAAGATCAATGCGGGGGGGTCGAGTAATGTTAATCATTGTATTCTCGCTGTTCGTTTTGCAAGTGGTGAAACTACCGGATTATATTCTCCGAATGGCTTTGCCGATGGCGCATTGTTACCATTCGAGTGGTTGAACGGTGGTAACTTGATGAAAATCAAGAAAACAATCGGTGGTTCAGATACCGAAATCAACGGCTATGCAGGAAGATTCAAAAATTATTTTGGTTTTCAGATTGCTAATCCACTAACAGTTGCAGGTATCTTCAATATCGATCGAATATC